CACATTGCCTTATATTTGTATATAAATTAACAGGAATAGAACCAGACGAAAAAGATGAGCAAAAGGATACACATTAGTGAAGCTTATAGTAGTGCAATTGATTACATTCATAAGAGGAGAAGCGGTGAAGAAAAAAGCATCAAGACTCCTTGGGAAAAAATGAATCGTGCAACATTTAACGGATTAGAATGGAACAACATTATTGTAATAGGTGGTAGACCTGGAGGTGGTAAAACAATGCTTGCTAATCTTATAACAAGAGAAGCACATAAACTTAATCCAGATCAAGACTTTGCAGTGTTAGACTTTCAATTTGAAATGTTAGCAAAGCATACAGCAATGCGAGAGTTTTCTGCAAAAACAGGAGTACAGTCTACAAAACTTGCCAGCGTATTTGATGAGGTGAGCGATGCAGAAGTGCAAGCAGTACTTAGTTATGTAGAAAACAATAAGAATAAAGACATCTATATCATAGAACAACCCGGATCTGTAAAGCAGATACGTAAGGATATAGAACAAGCTTTAATAGACTTTAATAAACCCTTGATTGTCACTATAGATCACTCTATTTTGGTGAGAAAGGATGCATCAGAAAAGGATAGTTTTGAAACTCTTCATAATTTATCCAAAATGATGACGGAACTTAAGAGATTTAAGGTTATCTTTATAGTCCTGACACAGCTCAATAGAGATTGTGAAAGTGTTGAAAGATTAAAACCTGGAACTTTTGGTAACTACCTACTTGATTCAGATATATATGGAGGTGATGCATTGTTGCAACACGCAGATCTTGTTCTTGGAATTAACAATCCATTCAAACACGGTCTTACACAATATGGTCCACTCAAGTATACAATAAGAGATAAATCAACTTTAGTAGTACACTATTTAAAAAATAGACACGGAGAATCTAATCAGTTATCCTTTATGCGTGCAGAATTTGATCGTATGATGATATATGATATGGATGCTCCACCAACAGCAATAAGACCCAAATAAACATCAAAATGAAAACACAAAACAAAATGGAAAGAAAAGTAGCAGAGTCCATCCTTAGAGAAAGGAATATGGACAACTTTAAACGATTAGGATTTATGGAACCGCCATTCTTTAAGATTAAGATGGCGTACATCCCTACGGACAGAATAGTATCTGAACTGGTTGTAGGAATGTTTGACTCAGAATTAACAAAGACAGAAGGTGTATACATTGAGTTAACAGATGGTGATAACCTACCTCTGAACACTGAACCTACACTTTATTATCTTCCGTATAGAGCAGATTATAAACAAGCATATGTTAATCATTTACAGAAGTCAGGAGCTGATCGCTATCTAGTTCCTCTTGATACTCTCATCCTTGTAGATGTACCAAAAGAATCTAAAAGTACAAGTAGTCAAAATATAGAATTACCACAACCAACAGATGAAGAATATCCTGACTGTCACTATTCTGAGTTAACAGCAAGAGATAGAGCTTGTATTGACTTACGTGTTCCAGAGAGTAATAAGCAGTGGTTAAACGATCTCATCAAAAAATCAAATAAACAATAACAATGGCACAAAGTATCCTCATCATCGCAGAGTCTGGATCGGGTAAGTCTACCTCGATTGAGAATCTGAAACCAGAAGAAACATTTATCATCAACGTAGCAAACAAACCTCTTCCGTTTAAAGGATGGAAGAAAAAGTACACGCAATTTGACATTGCCACCAAGAAAGGTAATGTAGCAGCTGTATCAAAACCTGCTGATATTGAAGCAGTTCTGAAGATTATTAACAATGAGCGTAAAGAGATTAAAAACATTGTTATTGATGACTTTCAGTATATGAGTGCATTTGAATATTTTGGAAGAGCTAGCGAGAAAGGTTATGAGAAGTTTACCCAGATGGGTGCTGCTCTAGCTCACATTGCAAAGCTTCCTATTTTAATGCGTGACGATCTTATGGTATTCTATCTTACACACGCTGAAGAATCTACTGACCTAGAAGGTAAGCGTAGAGTGAAAGCAAAAACTATTGGAAAAATGGTTGACGAAAAGTTGACGTTGGAAGGATTATTTTCCATAGTTTTGTTCGGCAAAGTGAAGAAGAATAAAGAAGGAGAGTTACGTTATGTATTTGAGACGCAGAATAATAGTGAGAACACCTGTAAAAGTCCAAAGGGTATGTTTACTACCTTCGAGATTCCAAACGATTTGCAATTTGTAAGAGAAGCAATCATTGCTTATGAGAATTAATAACTTTATAAACTATCAATCATGTTAACAACAAAGGACATCCAAACACAGAAAAGTGGTGGTAAGACACCCAAAATTTTTAGACCTAGCAACATTAAAGCTAAAGTGAACAGCATATTTGTTCAGCAACAAAAGTCTAATCCCGATGCATTGTTTCTTATAATGAATCTAGAAGGAGAAGATCTAGGTCCAGAGTTTGAAGGGTTTTATTATAACTCAGAGAAACCTGAACTAGGTCGTGCAAAAGGTCAAGTGGCACGCGTTAAGTTCTCACAATACTCATATAAAGATATGGTGACTAAATCTGGTTACCCTGTTTCAAGAGACCGTCAGATTTTACGTGACATTGTTTCTTTAGCAGAAGCATTAGGTGTAAGAACTGAAATTGATAATATCGAATCTGAGAGCATTGAAGATTTTGTAGCAGCTGCATCAAAGTTTCTTAATAACGGAGTATTTCTAAACTGGTGCATTGGTGGTTCTGCATATCTAAAAGATGATGGCAACAAAGATTACACTCTCTATCTACCAAAATATGATAGATCAGTATCTACAGTTAATTTTGCACCACTAGAAAAAGCAGATGCTGTAACAAAGTTTGCATATGAAAAGCATGTGCAAGACGATACAAAGAAAGCAGATGAACCTGTATCAGGTTGGGATGCTCCAGCAGCTTCTAAATCAGAAAACTGGAAACCAACAGGATTCGAACTCTAATACATTAACATTTAAAACAAAAGGGGTGGGAGTTTCTCACCCCTATTTTGTCTATGCTATCCACGAAATATCTTTTACAAACATGTAAAAATGTTCCGGATACGTGGATGTTTGAACACTACTGTAAGCTTACAGAAAAACTTACAGGACAAAGTATTAAGATCAACTCGGTGTTTAATTCAAAAGATAAGACACCTAGTATGTGCATCTACGTATTTGAGAAGACTAATAAGTATGTATTTAAAGACTTCTCTACAGGTAAGGGTGGTGGTCCAATAAAGCTTGTTCAAGAACTATTTTCTATAGACTACCACACAGCTAGAGAAAAGATTATAGAAGACTATAACAATTACATTCTCCTAAATAATGGTGATGCTCATAAGATTACCGAATTTAAGGTGAGAAGTAGGTTTAAAGTTACTAGTCATAAGATAAGAAAATGGACCGCACGCGATCAAAAATTCTGGTCTCAGTTTAACATCTCATCTTTATTACTTGAGCGATATAATATAAAACCCTTAGAAAGCTATACAATGTCTAAAGAAGAAGACGGTGAGCTTAAGAGTTTAGAAATTAAGGGATTACTATTATATGGTTACTTTACTGCTGAAGGTACTTTATACAAAATATATCAACCGAATGTAAAGGAGCATAAGTTTATAAAGATCAAAGATTATCTACAAGGATCTGACCAATTAGAAGAAGGACATTGTCTTATAATAGCATCTAGTCTTAAAGATACAATGGTAATGAAGTCATTAGGAATAAAATGCAGCTTTATAGTTCCTGACTCAGAGAATACAATAATCAAAGAGATTGTAATAGAAGAGTTTAAGAAGAGATATAAAACAATCCTTAGTTTATTTGATAACGATGAGGCAGGAATAGCAGCTATGAAAAAATACAAAGAACTTTATGATATTGACTATGTGTATTTTGATCTTGAGAAAGATGTGGCGGATGCTGTCAAAGCGCACGGACCAGATATAGTAAAGAAAAAACTTGTACCTTTAATAAACAAGAAGCTTAATAATTCATGACAAAGAGAAGGAAGATAAAGAAACCACGAGTGGCTAAACCTCGTAATTCTGGTACTATGACGGAGTCTGCATTTTGGAGTTTTATCCGAAGTGCTCTCCGTCAAAAGTCTAGATGGTGGAAACCTATTACACAGTGCAAACTAAAAGCTCGTCGTCCATATAAAGGACCTAACAAGCGTCAGAAGTTTGAATACCAGTGTAAGCAGTGTCAACAATGGTTTCCTGATAAACATGTAAATGTTGATCACATTACCCCTGCAGGTACTCTACGCTGTGCTAATGATCTTCCCGGATTTGTAGAAAGATTATTCTGTGAGATTGATGGGTTACAAGTTTTATGTTCCAAATGTCACGATAAAAAAACAAAACAAGAAAAGGATGATAGTACAAAGCATCCATGAAATCCTCAATCCATTTGATGTTGAGGTAAAAGGATTAGGATATGGAGTTGCTGTATTTATGATAGCAGGATCTATACATTCTAACCCACAATTTATAGTTAGACTATATAAGACTGGAGAACTTCGCACAGTAGATCAAAATGATATACGTGTATATGGTAATCCATCAACAGGAGAAAATCTTAAACCACCACCTTTTAAATAATAAAACATGATGAACAAAGAAAAACTTGAAAGAATCCTACTTAAGTTAAAAGACATAAGTAGGGAAATAGATGAGCTACATGATTTTTTAGCAATGACTGAAGCTCTCACTACAGATAAAAATACAGCAGATCGCATCCGTACATTTTTAGAAAGAAAAGAAGTATGGAACAAAATTGAAAACTCATGACAGAGCAAATATTTTGGGATAGCATCAAGAAGTTTCTAGATGTTCCCTTTGATATTGAAAACGTAGTTAAAGTAGAATGTGATCCTACCGGGTGCATCTACCTTGACCTTATTGACGGATCTACATTTTATTTAGCTTTTAACGAAGCAGAAAACATTGATGACTGGGATTAATATGAAAACAGGAACAATTACAACAGAACAATTTGTA